AAAATCCATCAAAGATGGATTGTATGTGCTTTATTGCCGCCTACAAGAAACCAAAACTATAGATCATGTTTCGGTTCGTGCAAAAACAATTCTAGAAGAAAAAATTGAAAAAATGTACGATTCCGTGGACGAATTATTTGAATCAACTATTTATGAGAAAACAAGGGTTAGGAACACAACCATGAAACAAGGAAAAACTGCCACTCTAAAAAACCTTTTCGAAGATGTGAGTGATGATTTGCTAGACGAAGAAGCTCAACTCTCTGGATTATTCGATGACGAAGAAGTCGATGAGTGCGGCGATGAACCTATGGGCCACGAACATGCCGAAGGCGAAGAAGATGACGGCTCTATGAGCGATCTTTTTGGTAGTTCTGACATGGACCCTGATGATGATGACATTGCAACGATTACCCTCGTTGATGATGATGAAGTAAATCCAACTGCCAGGATGGGTATGGGCGAAAGCCAAGACCTTGACGACGACATGATTGTCGAAATTTCAGAAACCGAATTGAAGGAAGCTCTTGCTTCACTCAACGAAAGCGACGAAGAAGATTCTGGGCTAGTTGAATTCGAAAATGATGAAGAAATTGAAGACGAGGACGCCAATGAATCCGTAACTGGAGATATTTTTGGTGACCATGTTGGAGATGATGCCTCCGAAATGCCGACAGTTTCGTCGGTACGCAAACCCTCAGTAGCTACTACAGAATCGAAAGCTGCAAATATTCAACTCAAAGGAAAGTTGAATGAAGCAGATCGTAAGCTCAAGGCAGCGCACTCAAAACTTGTAGAGAGTAATTTGCTCAACGCAAAATTAATCTATGCAACACAATTTCTCAAACGTGGCGGTTTAACAAAGGTCCAAATGGACCGAGTTGTTGAATGTCTGGACGCAGCCGAGAACATTGTTGAAGCAAAAGTTATTTTCAACAAGTTAACCAAGAAACTCAATGAACGCAAAAGCGCCCCTGGAACTGAAACTCGCAAACCTCTTCGTGAGTCGCGTGAAATTTCACAACCAGTCGTTCTTGCAGAAGGTTTCGACCTTCCATTGGATGATTCTCGCTGGGAACAAATGGCCGGAATTCGACCACGCCGCAATGGATAAATGCGCGTAACAAAATAGTTATCTATAGAAAATTTGTAGTAGAAAAAATACTTTAAGGAGTTTTGATAATGAGTACATCGAATAAACAATTTACGTTGAAACAATTAACTGAGGGCATTTCTAAACGAAATCTCACAGAAGAAAGCCGTCGCCTCGTTGAAAAATGGGCGCGAGTCGGCCTCTTAAAAGGTCTCGAAGGCGTCAACAAACAAAATATGGCCCGACTGCTTGAAAATCAAGCCGCTGAAATTCTTCGCGAGTCGAATTCAGTGTCTACAGGTGGCGGTGGTCTGACTTCTAGCGGGCAATTAGCCGGATTCGTTAATATCGCCTTCCCAATCGTTCGTAGAGTTTTCGGCTCATTGGTAGCAAACGAAATCGTTTCGATTCAACCAATGTCCCTCCCATCAGGCTTGCTTTTCTATCTTGATTACTCATATGGAAAAGATGTTGGCGGAGATGATTCCGTTGACGTTGGCGGTGGTGCAAATCAAACCTACAACAGAGGCGACTCTCTTTATGGTTCACCAAATGGTCGCAGCATCCGTAACGGCGCGACAGGCGTTGGCGGAATGTACGATAACATCAACGTGGGTTATACCCGCGTTCACGCCCAAGGCAATGCCATCGCGGTAGCGGCATTCGGAGCATATGTTCTCACCGCTGGTGTTTGGACATGGACCGCTTCGGCAACCGTTAATTCAGCAGATCGCTTCGCAGACAAAAATGCGCGGTTGGTTGGATATGATCCTCAACTAGAAGTTGATGTTCAAAGTAACGCCCTCGACTACTGCTTCGCGTTCGTAGCGACTGCGGCAATTCTGGGCGCCACAGCAACAGGAGCAGGCCCCGGTCTGGCTAATGTTGATTTGATGTCACCAGAACAACTCGCTCTTACGGCTTTCGGTACTACAAACGGTGTAGTAGCTTGGGGTTCGGGTTACCAAGGTGGAACCGGGGTATTGGGCCTCCGTCGTCACACCCGCAGAGGTGATTGGGACGGGGCAACCTTTACTCCCAATGCCAGCGGCGGAACCCATATCATGTTCGCAGTTCGCTTGTCGAACGGTGGAGCAGTACCAGCCGGGACAGTAACACTTTCAGGCGCTCTTATGGACGCACTTGTCATGGGCTCAGGCGATGGCGTCGGCTCAGGCGCAACTCTCTCACAATTTGAGTCGAATTTCGGGGCAACTCCTTCACCGGCAATCCCAGAAATCGACATCAAAATCGAGTCAATCGCTGTAACTGCAACCACTCGGAAATTACGCGCAAGATGGACACCAGAAATGGCCCAAGATTTGAACGCTTTCCATTCGATGGATGTCGAAGTAGAGCTTACCCAAATCCTGTCAGAACAAATCACTCTCGAAATCGATCGCGAAATCTTGAATGATATTCTGATCCAAGCATCAGGTGCAAGCCTGTTCTGGAGCCGTGCTCCTGGCAAATTCGTCAACAAACTTACAGGTTCGCCAGTGAACTTGGAGAATTCGCTCTCAGCCGGTCCTCATTTCGCCGGAACTGTTCGTGAATGGTACGAGACCCTCATCGAGACAATCATCGATGTCGGTAACACCATCCACCGTAAGACTCTTCGTGGTTCTGCAAACTTCATCGTCACAAGCCCTGATGTATGCACAATCCTCGAAGCCTCGGTTTACTACAAACCAAGCATGGATTTGGACAAAAACGGTCAAATCGGATCTCCAATGACAATCGGCTGCGAAGCTGTGGGTCAATTGTCGAATCGCTTCACGGTTTACAAAGATCCTTATTTCCCACGAAATAAGATTTTGGTAGGTTACAAAGGCGGGTCATACCTCGAAAGCGGTTATATCTACGCTCCTTATGTACCCCTCATTATCACTCCGACAGTTTTTGCGCCAGAAGATTTCACTCCCCGCAAAGGCGTGATGACTCGTTACGGCAAAAAAATGACTCGCTCTGACTTTTTTGGTGTCGTGACAGTAATAGATCTGAATATCATATAAAAGCAACCGCCATGAATCGAAGGTGGCGGTAACCTTCCAATAGTAGACTAAGCCAGGACTAGAAATAGTTTCTGGCTTTTCTATTAGGGATTTACTTGTGATAAACGGATTTAATATTAAGCATGTGTTGACGCCTATGTAAGCTATATGAAAACATCCACCAGCCATTCCTTCCGTCTTGTTATTCGCAGCCTTATCAAAGAACAATATGCTGAAATATTTCAAAATGACGAAAATGCTGCTTTTCGTTTGGCTAGAGTTGTTTATGACCACTATGAAGAATCTGAGTCAAACGCGAAAACTTACCAAGAATTTGATCACATGATGAGAAGTTGGTTAATGACTCAACCACGAATTTGGAATCGTCAAGACATCAACATTGTTCTTAAGCGTGTTTGGAAACTTGTTCATCGAGGAATTCAACAATCGCAAATTAACCAACAGCCATATGAGCTTGAGTCAAGTGTTGCGGAATTAAGCGAACTCGCAAAAGAGATGATGGAATTTTACGAGAAGAACAGTGAAGACATTGACTCTGTAGAAGATTTGCAAAATTTATTTGAGAAGGATACGATTTGGGCAAGAGAAGAGGGGTCTGAACAACTCCGTTCTGCCGCAGAAGAAGTTTGGCAATTCGTTGCAGGCGTGAGTGCGTAACTTAAACGCTTTAAACAACCGTGTGGAAGATCCTACGTTTGATTCATGTTGACACCAGAACAAATTAAATTCGAAAATGAGAAGGTAGTATGTGCTACTTTCAGGGCCTACTGTATTATAAACAACCTAGACCCAAGCAAGGAAGAAAGTTCTGACTTGTTTGGGGTAAAGTTTTCTAAACTTATGGTGATGTTCCACGACATGAATCAAGAGCTCTTTTCTCTTTTAAAAGAAAAGAAGCCATGACTCTACTCTAAATTGGGCAAATCCAATTAATAGCTTCGGTTATAATTTGATTACAAAAGCTTTCTATTAATTCACAGCGTTTAATCAATGTTTTCATACACATAATTATAGTCTCTATGACCGAGACTATTTAAGCGCATTACACGGAGAAATATCACAATGACAATCACCCCAAGAAAATTACGCCAAATCATTAAAGAAGAAATTTTGGCAGAGCTCGAAGAGATGCAAGCACCAGAAGATGTTGTTTTGGGTCAACCTATGGAGCCAGAGATGCCAAAAGCAACTTTGGGTCAATACAACCTTCTTGCCCAAGCCATTGTTAAGGCTTGTATGAAAACCGCAGACACGAAAGAAATTCATGCAGCTATCGCAGCTTTCATGAAAAGTCAAAATATTGGAATGATAGAATCTGGTGCGCTTGGAGACTGTATTAAAAATGCTTTTGAGCAAACCAAACATAAACTGAGCGAAGCAGAAATGACTTCGCGACACGCCATGGGCGTCATGATTCGAAGCCGCCTCATTAGCGCCGACAAATAATCAGTTCGCTGCTTGTTTTCCGATTAAATCTAACCCACTCCAGAAATTTTTCATAGCGACCCCCACAGAGGGTGGAATTCTTTTACGCTCCTCTACAGGAATGACTCCAAACGCCTTGCGAAAGGCGTCCTTCACGTTCATGATGGCTTGTTCGATTGACTCTGGTTGAACGCTTGCTTGGGCGCTTTGTGGGGCAGAATTTTCGTCGTGATGCAATTGAGCAATCACGTCCATCCCATTTCTGATTTTAGAAACTTTGGAAGAAGAAATTGCAATTGGAGTGAGTTGACCAA